CTAGAGAGTTGTAATGGTTAGCATTATTAACAAAAAATTTAGCGATATATGCCATTGCTTTTTTCCTGCTCTTTTATGTATTAATTGTCGGGAACATAGAAATCGCTGACCGCTAAGCCATCAGCATCTTCTAGAGGCATTACGGTGGTAGTCGGTTGACCACCGATTACAAGAGGATCTGCCCGATGACTTTCTGCAAAAGCATAGGCATTTTCTGCCGTGTCGAATAGAAAATATGTGGTCATGCCGCCTTTTAGGCCGATGAAGCCAGTTCTGCTTTTCCAATCATCATTTCGACTCTTTTTTGCCTCGGGTGAATGGTCAATGTGATTAACTTGAACCAAGGTACATTTTACAACATAAGACATAAATTTTCTCCAACAATGGGTATCTCTATCGCTATTTATAACATTGGCGACTCGGACGGGACTTGAACCCGCAACTTCCAGCGTGACAGGCTGGTGCTCTAACCAATTGAACTACCGAGCCTTATATTGGTGGGCCAGTGAGGTATCGATCCTCCCCCGAAGACGGACGAGATTTACAGTCTCGCTGCTAGAGCCACTAGCTTTACCGACCCAAAAATGGTGCTCCCGAACGGATTCGAACCGCTGACACGTGGTTCTTCAAACCACTGCTCTACCAACTGAGCTACAGGAGCGTAATAGTGGTACGCCTAGAGGGACTCGAACCCCCACGCTTTCGCACTGGTACCTAAAACCAGCGTGTCTACCAATTCCACCATAGGCGCAAAAAGAGCGACCACCTGCAGTGTGCCTTGATCGAATTACGTCCGGGCGCTTCGATCTTCCCAGATAAAGAATACTGTTGCAACAGTATCTCTACCCCTTCGCGGGTTCAGCAGAGGTGGTCTAACTTGGTGGAGAATAACGGGTTCGAACCGTTGACATCCAGCTTGCAAAGCTGGCGCTCTACCAACTGAGCTAATTCCCCAAAACTTATTATTTTTTATAAGAGTTAATATATTTTTGGTATTCTTTGTTTGGATGATTTACCAATCGTTTATGGTACAGATCAATTATAGTTTTTGCGGCCGTACCAGGCAACAGATTAGGAAAAAATCCATGTATGAAACTTGCTAATGCTGCCCAAAGTAATCTCAGTCCAGCCGAATTTGCAAAAACAAAATGGCTTAAATAAGTTTCTTTGCTTTTTTCTAAGTGTTCTCTAAACATCTAAAAAATTCCCTCATTAATTCTTTATCTAACTTGACTCCAAAATAGTAATCTTTGAAATCCAGAATTGCAAACTTATCTATACGAACTAGATTGGTTCCGTGATGAAAGAGAATTGCAGCATCTATTTCCATAACTAATTCGTTTATATCTTTATCATAAGACGAGTTGATTGCTAGATAGATTTGGTTTTCGATAATATCTATAACAACAGAAACGTTGTTATCATATTTAGCAGAAATATTTTCAAGGAATGGCAAGTCTACTGTAGTATCATTGATACGAATGACATCGGTGCGCCCGGTATGTTTATACTCATGCCAGTGGGCTTTTACCTTCACGAACTTATCATTCGTAGCTACCGTCTTATCATAAACGGGCATGTGAACTAAGAGACCGCCTTCTTCATCGAAAGAAACGCCATAGAAAGCATCTGGTTTAAAAAACTCGGTGTTATCAAAAGTATCGGCATTAACCGCGGTTAATCTGGACAACAGAAGTGGTCCAGCAGTTTCATTGCAACCAAAAACACTTTCTATGCTTTCAACATAACCTTCTTTCACATATTTCGTATAATCATATGGAATGTAAGACAGAAGATCCAAACGCATATTTGGATATTTTACGCCGTGATTTTCCAACGAAGTAAAAAACTTATCGGAAAGATCCCTATATGATAAAGTGGCATGATTGATATCTTGGTCCTTCAAAGTCAGGACTAAGTTATCAAGAATTTCCGCGCGGTGTGACATAAGATAGTGGTTCTTTACCGCATCGCTATGCAACGAAGGTAAGAAAAACACACTCAAACTACTACCGTGATTAAGGTTTCTGCTATGCAGAACGTTACCCGAAAATCTCGACGAATTTCTCTTACACAATTCATAGAAAAATCTATGTGTATGTGTAAGTAGCTTCGGAGTATTTGTGGTACCGCTGCTGGTGCATATCATTAAAGTATCGTCTGGGTGCGGCCGAATTACAGAGATTTCATCAAATCTTTTTTGATTGTCAACTGTAATAAGACGCAAATCCTCAATGCTAAATGATTTATTGCAATAGTCTATGAACCACGCGGATTTAGAATATGAATAACCGGCAGCATCATGAATATAGATGTTGATAGGCGACAGTAACTTAACTTTAGGATTTACCTTATCACTAGCCAGATATGCTGGCAGTTGATCCGCAATAGTAACTACCAAGGACAACTCGAAACTGGCAAAACAAAGGGCAAGATAGTCACTATCTACCACTAGTAGTCCGATAAGAATCCTATCGCCTTTTTTGGCGCCGCATGTTTCAGTTAAAACATACTTCCAATGGTCAATCTTCTTGACCAATTCATCTTTATTAATCGAATCTGGTGTGGGGTATTCTGTTGCAAGAGGACTAATGTCTACGCTTTGATAATTGTCCGAGATAAAATCTCTCGTTAAAGTCTGCATAACATCTCCATTGTTTAAAACATAAAGCGAAGTGGGTGGATTCGGATATACCACCAAGCAACTAGCCAAATACCTATGTATCTATTTCGTCGCCACGACTCGTTAGCTGGTTAAGCAGGAGACCAATCCCCGAGTCTACCTTATCCCCTCTGGCAGGAGAGTATTCAGTCACACTTCTTACAGCCTCCGTCGAGGCTGATATCTGGTTGCAGGAGTCGGACTTGAACCGACGACCTTCTGGTTATGAGCCAGACGAGCTACCACTGCTCCACCCTGCGTCAAACTGGCTCCCTAAGATGGATTCGAACCACCGACCAATTGATTAACAGTCAACTGCGCTACCGCTGCGCCATTAGGGAATAAAAATGGTGCCCCCACGACGACTCGAACGCCGGACCTGATGATTACAAATCAACTGCTCTACCAACTGAGCTATAAGGGCAAAAACTTATTAGAAGAATGCACTGGACCAGCGCATGCCATTTGCAACTAACATCATCGGAATCGAACCGAGCAATGCACTCATCTAATAAGTCATGTGGGAGAGCCGAAGCCCTCCCGACACAAACTTTATCTAACAATGTCAAAGAACCGAAACTCTATTTATACACTTTACTACACTTTTTAGTGTAAGTCAAGTTCTTTTTAAAATTTATTTTCAAAAATCTTCTGGTCGATATGGGTCGTAAAATCTTCCCCACATCCAACCAGATGGTAGTATGAAAGTCAGTGGGTCTACCAAATGCGTTTTACCACTAGGGTCGACACACCACTTTCGTCTTCTATGTCTCGCCTTCATCGCTATGAGATTGCGAGTTTCCCATGATTGGCGTCTACCATACATAGGATTGTTTTCGTTGCGCCTTGTTCCTCGCATCTTGCGACGAATTTTGGCCTTTGTTTCTTCTTTCAAGCCACCCCAGTTGGGGTTGTTGCTACCGCTTAACGCTAGAGCAATCTTTCGTTTATGCTCTGTTGTTAGATTTGGTATCTTCTTTCTAGCAACTTTATCCTTGAATGTCAACCCTTTTTTTAAACTGTCTGCTTTTTCTCTGATATATTCGATATTAGAGTTTTGTAGCAACAGTTCTCTGGGTTTTGGTACCTGTTCCGGGTCCTTGACTAACCAGATTTCGCTTTTGTGTTTAAAGAGGAAGTATCTCACTTATAACACCTTTATCCAGTAATGTCAAGTCATGTTCGCGGTCAATATATTTAAATTCAACATTTACCGGCATAAAATCACTTAGAGCCAGAAATACATCATCAACATTCAGCTTTGAGCAAGTATAGACATCCAGTTGCATCAAAGCAGGATTCACTTCATCCCATACATGCATGGCGATGTGGCTTGTTTCGATAATAGTTACCGCTGTCAAACCTTGATTGCCCACCATATCAGAATACACGGCATACGGACCCATAAGAATCTTCATATCAATCTTATCAACCAAAAGTTTCATCCAGTCTTGAATGGCTTCTGCGCACTTAGGCGGATTTTTAAGTTCGGCACGGATGATTAGGTGCTTATGTTCCAGTATTTGACCCATCAAAGTATTTCCCTAGATAGTGGAGAGAACTTCTATTTATTAGGTCTCCACCAGATACTTTTGATGAAGTCATTACCGAAATTTTCTACCGCATATTCATAATTTTGCTTACAGTGAGGAATATTATCGTATATGATTTGTTTCTCTTCGTCTGTAAACTCGTTTATATCTAATAATTTGTTTGCTATTTTGGAAAAATTAAAATCAGTATAAGGAATTTGCAAATACTCACATAATTCCATCATACTATTTTCTGTAAACAGCGTCTCATAAAATCCAATAAAAATATTTTCAAAGACTTGACGATAATTGTCTATCGTTTTTTCCCAGTTTAACAATCGGTATTCAAATGGAACAGGAATGTTCAATACATCATCTAACGTAACAGGAACATCGCTTGAAGTATTTTGTCGATATCTTCTAAATGTATCAGACATATTTTCGTTGGAGTCCAGAGACAACTTAGCGATTACATCTAATTTTGTTTCTGAAATTTTCTGACTTATTGGATCTCGAAGAATAATTACGGGGCGAACATTGAATCCATACAAGGTTGCCTTCAGTGCAAACTCTTTAAGTTGTTCTATTGTTGCAAAACCATTGGAAGGCGACATTTCACCCAGAAGTTTAACTTCGGGATTTTCTGCCAGTTTTTGATAATGATCAAAGAAATTGGATTTATCAAAATCAGGATTCAGAGTGAACCCATCCATAAAAAGAAAATATTCTTTTATGCTAGATAGGTCACAGTCCCCACGGCCGTTTAACTCCCCATACAACCACGTGCTTCCCGCTCTTGCGCAACCCGCGTATAAAAGCAAATTTATCACGAATTATTCCGAGAGCGGTTCTGACTTTTTTGATACCTTCTTCTTCTTAACCTCGGGCTTTTTCCAACCAGTCAGAAAACTATCTAGCACATCGGCAAGAGCAGGATAAATATCAAGAATTGTTTTATCTTTTGCCGCATCCAAAAGAACTTGTTCGTCAGGATGAACACCTTGACAAATCTGCATCCAGATTTCTTCGCGGCGCCACTGAGCGACATTTGCTGCGCTGCCGTTAGGAAGAAGCGTTAGGATCCGTCTAAATTCCATGGTGATAGTGGTGTCAGACATACCAGATGGTAGTCCTTCATTCTTAATGGGTGTCTTACCATCAGGTAGATTGTATGGCCCCTGTTCATATCCTACGCCCCAAGCTAGAAAACGCATAAAAATAGAGTTGCCAAGAGAGACTGCCCGAACTCGTTCGCGCAATTCGTCTACGTCCTTTACCTCTGTTACCCAATCCAGGGCTTCATTGATATACTTAAACTTCTTCGGCTGTAATCTTGTTGCCATTGCTAATTCTCTTTCTCAATTCAGTAGTGCTAAAGCTGTGCCTGCGACTATTGTAATAAACTTCCATATCTAGTTCGTCACCAGTAAACCGCTTACCGTAATAATCTTGGCCGATGATGCGAACATCCCAGTCATAACATTGTAGTATATTTAGCAAGTCTTCTTCCGTCGTATATGGAATGATATCGTCCACATACCTACAGGCTTGCACCTGAATATACCGTTCTACCAGAGATTGAACGGGCTTGTTCTTCTCTGGGCGGTCAATCGTTGGGTCAGTCTGTAACGCCACAACTAATCGGTCACACTGTTCTTTAGCTTCCTGTAGCATAAGAACGTGACCCGCGTGAAACAGGTCAAAGCAACTGGCTGTGATGCCTACTCGCTCATCGGAACTATTAAAATTCATCGATCAAATCAATCATCTGCTTCATACGATTTGCAATAAAGTAGTTTAGAAGACCACTGCGGTCGCCACCTTTCTGCTTCTCGTAACTATCTATAACATCATTTTTGATGTCTTCAGGAATACGCGACAGGTCGACCAGTTCGCGGTTGCGCTGAAAGTTGCGCCACATCTCATCGCTAGTGATGAAGTCTTCTGGCTTCTGGTGCTTCCACTGAGCAACCTTATCTTTCTTCATGGGACGCTGGCGTGAACCAGTGACAAAAGTATCATCGTCTGATAGGATGTTAGGAACACCGTCACCCTTATCGCCCATGATAATGTGTTCCATAAGAACAGCGGCAGGCGTCTCTGTTATCTTAACAAACTTCTTTTGAACCGGAGCATACTGCTTGACGTTGGACCATTTCTGTAACTGATTGAAGTCATGGTCACCAGAAAGAACGAGAAACGGCTCTGCACTGGGCAGAAGGCCATCGACATTCGAAGTCTGACTATATTCAGCCAAAACACCTATTACATCATCTGCTTCTGCGCCGTCAACATCGATGACAGGATACGGAAAGTGTTCTGACAATTCAGCACGAACCTGGTGCAATGCTTCGAAGATGGAATTCCAATCAAAGCCACTATCGGCGCGGTTCTTCTTACGATTAGCCTTGTAGTTAGGGAAGAACTGACGGCGCCAGTAGTGGCGATTATCACATGCAATAACAATCTCGCCAAACTCTGGTCCGAACTTACGCTTATAAGAACGGATTGAATTGATAATCATGTGGCGTATCAGAGGTAGATTGACCTCTACATCACGGCGACCACCAAGTTCTGCCATCATATTGCTAATTGCAACTTGATTAAAATCTACTACAATCATTCGCTTTCACCCTTGCTTTTAGTTAAGACTTCGCGAATGTCATCCAGAAGATTTATTTCTGGACAGTGGACGCCAGCTTGACGCATATACATGCCTTGAATCATAACAGCAATAACGGCACAATCGCCGTTAAAGTTGTCATTCAACTTACCCAACTTCTTGTCTACGGCCCTCAAAATGCCATTCAGACAAGCATGGGCAAAAGCCTCAGCGTCCTGATATGCAGAATATTCGGTAGCACCTTCAAGAAAGTAATTGTAGGATTCCAAATCTTCTTTCGTGGGCGGCGCCGAACGAGGTCGAAGATATGTAATGTTATCATTATCTGACATTAAAAGACTTTCAAAATTAAAGTTGTTGCCGTGAGTCGAGGGCGCACATTCGCATTCTTACTTTTAACAGAAGAATACCATTTTGTCAAGTCTTTTTTAGCGGTCGCAGAAAATGCAGGAATCTGTTCTTCTGGCTTTCGAAGCAATTTGCAACTGGACATGGCCTCATCATAACCCACGAGAGATGCACCCTTTACAGTGATGCCACCACCGACTGGACTATAATACTTGGAAATCTTGCGGGTCTTTGTATCGAACGCCCAGACTTCACTACAGTTAAGAAGGTTGATGGGGTCAACGCTCTTGCCGAACTTAGGGTCTTCTACCAAGAACTTGACTGCCCGTACCAGTTTAGTTTTATCTTTGGGCTTCTTACTGCGAACCTTGGCAACTTGCTTACTAACATAAGCCTTCTTGAGGTCATTGACATAACCTTCGATAAGCTGGACAATCTTCTTGATGAGTGTGATACCAGGGAACGGGAAAGAATCCATGAACTCAATCTGTTCTTCGGTCAAAGTCTTTCTATCTGTCCGACGAAGTTCCAGAACTTCTGAATATTCTGCCAGAAGAGGCTGGAGCTTATCAGCACAAGCCGCATACTGCTTATCATTCATCTTATATGGCATTAGAATTTGAGCCATGTTCTTATTGTCTTCGCCAGTGATAAGATTTTCGATTTCATCATTTACAAGAGACAAGATGTAGGTAGAAGCCAGTTTAACGGGCTTGACTACCTTGATCACAGGAGAGGCAACAGGCTCATCATCGTCATCTGACTTGATGCGCTTGTTTGCCACTTCCTGAATCTTTTCCCAGATGCGGTTCTGGTGAACCTCGCTTACTGGGAAACCACGCATGGCAATTCGAGCCGTGTTGGCATAGGTTCTAGGTAGAAACTTATCTGGTACCTGACTGACAGCCTTTAGCTTCTCTTTATCGGCTTTGAACCAATCAGTAAGAAAAGTGCGGCAGTCTTTGGCATCTACAATATAGTTATACCAGTTAAGAGCATTGCTAAATTCGCTTTGATAGTTTACAGGTTCGTAACTATCGGCCCAGATAGGCTC